TAGATTGCGCATCTCCTCCTTCGGACGGTACCACGGGTGAATGGTATACAGTTACCAATTCTGCCGGCACTGATTCGACGGAACTTTCCGGAACGCTTACATTGTCGCAGATGACTGGCTCCAAAGCCTACGTTCGGAAGCTTTTTAAGCACGACCCGGATATGACTGAAGCTAGTCGTCCGATGTGTATCGCGGTACCGCGTGGTAAGATTACTCTCAATTCCATGGAGGTTGCTGACAAAAATCTCGTTGCATGCGAGATTGTTGCTCCGACTGATGGTACCAGCATTTTGGCCACGGACGCTTCGTGGGGCCTCGCTGACGCCGGCGTGGGTAGTGTTACACACCTGCGCCGCTTGACACAGATCGCGTCTGATAACCCAACCGGTGATGCAGCGGTATCTGGCGTTCGGCCCGGCCAGACTGTTCTGTTCTTTGCAGAGCGAACCCTGGCGGGTCATAACCAAGCTACGGACTCTGAGTTCCAGGTTCGGTTCCCGCAGGGCGATTTGTTCAACCAAACCACTGCTGTTCCTGGTGGTGTTGTTGGTGCTCTTTTCGACCTTGAGGGTGCTGCAGATGCTGCAGGCGCCAACGCTGGTAGTGAAGTTGTTAATTCTAGCTCTGTGGAAATGGCCGAGCTTAACATCGACGTGTCCAGCATCGCTGTGACCACGCAGACCAAAAAGCTCAAGGCTAAGTGGACCCCCGAGCTTGGTCAGGATCTTAACGCGTATCACAACTTGGATGCTGAGGTTGAGCTTACTCAACTTCTCTCTGAGCATATTGCGCTTGAGATCGATCGTGAGATCCTTGCTGATCTTGTGAATGGTGCCAAGGCCGATACCAAGTATTGGTCGCGACGCCCGGGCCGATTTGTTGACCGCTCGAACGGCGATCAAGTTGGTGGCGATCAAGCCAATGAGTCCTTGATGGGCGCTGACTTCACCGGTACTGTTTCTGAGTGGTACGAGACTCTTGTCGAGACCGTCAATGACGTGTCGGCACAGATTCACCGTAAGACTCTGCGAGGCGGCGCTAACTTCATTGTTTGTGGTCCTGAAGTTGCCAATCTCCTGGAGTTCACTTCTGGGTTCCGTGCAAACATTACCCATGATGAGAACAAGGGTGATGTTGGTGCAGTGAAGGCTGGTAGTCTGAGTCGCAAGTGGGATGTCTGGGTTGATCCTTACTTCCCGCGAAGCACGATCCTCGTCGGCCGACGTGGCAGCAGCTTCCTTGAGAGCGGCTATGTATATGCACCTTATGTGCCTCTGCAGGTTACGCCGACCATCTTTGGTACGGAAGATTTCGTACCGCGTAAGGGGGTTATGACCCGTTTCGCCAAGAAGATGGTGCGTCCGGATATGTACGGTCTCGTTATCGTGCAGGACATGAACGGCTAATAATCTTAGCTTAGCTTTTAGCTAAATAAACCCCGTCTGGCAACCAGGCGGGGTTTTCTTCTTTAAACTTACTATTTATGATGTACCCTAGGGAGGTCTCATGAATGGCAATACCAACATTAACACCAGCAGCATCTTCTAGCGCTGTCATCCTACCAGAAACGGGTACCGCGGCATCTGCATCTGTTGCGACAAACTATCCATATGGAATGTATGTTTCCGGCGACTTGTCGGATAACAATTTCATTACTGGGGCAACTGAACAAGTAAATTATACTTTTCGCAAGTTGGGCGGAGATATATTAGATATTGAACTGACCGAAAAGAACATTTTTGCATCTTATGAAGAGGCTGTTTTGGAATATTCTTATATTGTGAATATCCATCAAGCAAAAAATATACTTCACAGCGCGCTTGGAAGCACAACAGGCACTTTTGACCATGATGGCGAAAGAACTGACTCAAGCGCTGATGCTGATGTACAATTAAAATATCCTAAATTTAGATTTGGCTATGCTAAGCGCGCTATGGATCATGCAATTCAAGAAACTGGCTTAGGTGGCACAATGACAGTCTATTCTGCGTCTTTCGCCACAACACAGGGTAAGCAAGATTATGACTTGCAGAAGGTTGTGCAAGAATCTACCACAGTAGTATCGGACGCTGTTAATGTATTAACTGGCACTTTTAATCCCGATAATCATAGACTTATAATTCGTAAAGTATATTATAAGTCTGCTCATGCAATGTGGAGGTTTTATGGTTATTATGGCGGTATGAATAGTGTTGGTAATATGTCGACGTATGGCATGTATGCTGACGATTCCACGTTTGAGGTTATTCCAGCGTGGCAAAACAAACTCCAGGCGATGGTCTATGAGGATGCAATTTATACTAGAAATTCGCATTATTCATATGAAATTAAAAATAACAGATTGAGATTATATCCAGCGCCACATGCCTGGGGGACTAATCCAAAAATGCATATTGAATTTCACCTTGAGGATCCCGATAATATATTCGAGGACCAAGATGATAGAAAATCAGGCGTTGATGGTGTTAATAATATGAATACACTCCCAATGAGCAATGTTCCTTATAAGAATATTAATTCTATTGGAAAGCAGTGGATTCGAAGATTTGCCCTGTCGCTAACAAAAGAGACTTTGGGCCAGGTGCGCTCCAAATTTGGGGCAATCCCGATTCCCAACGCCAATGTGCAACTTAATGGAGCAACTTTAATAACTGAGTCCAAGGCAGAGCAAACAAAACTTCGCGAAGAACTGCAAAAAGTATTGGATGAGTTGACATACGAGAAGATGACAGAGACTCAGACCAAGATAACAAAGCAAGTTAACGAAATGACCAAGGTATACCCTTATTTCGTCTACCAGGGGTAAGTAAATGTCAGACGAGAACAAATGGACACAACCGGCCAACCCGCCTCCCCCTCTTTTTGTGGGCGAGAAAGAAAGAGACTTGGTTAAGCAGGTTAATGATGAGCTTATCGAGCGCGTCATTGGCCAGGTTGTTGCATATTATCCTATTGACATTGAACATACGAATTTTCACCCCTTGTATGGCGAGGCTATTACAAAATCGTTCTTGCCTCCAGTCAGAGTTAACGCATTGGTGGAGTTTCAAGGTGAGGAAACAAAGGTGGAGCCATATGGCTTGGATAAGATGACAAAACTCACGGTTCATTTCCATAAGCGCCGATTAACAGAAGATCAAGACTTGTATGTACGCGAAGGTGACTTTGTTTTGTATGGCGAGGCCTTTTATGAGATTGTGCAGCTAAAAGAAGCAAAAGAACTATTTGGCCAGGCGGATCGTAGAATAGAAATATCTGCACAATGCATCCGTGCACGAGAGGGATTATTCGATGGTACTTAAAAAAGACTCAGACGTTCAAGAAATAAAAAGAGAGGTGCCTTTTTACAAGTCTGACTTGGAAGACGTCGACATGGCACTTTATAAGTTCTTTGATGAGAGACTTGACATTCAGGCGTCGACCAACAAAGGCTTCCGCAAGGTACCAGTTATCTGGGCGGGAGCAGAACGTGCCCAAAATATAAAAAGAGAAGATATTCCTCGGGATAAAAAAGGCAATGTTAAGTATCCCATTATCGTTGTTGAGCGAGGCAATATATCCAAAGACTTGACAAAGAAGGTGTTTCCTTATGCCGCTGTTGACCCCGCGGGAGACCTCCGCGGAGGGTTTATGGAGATTAACAAAGTCATCAAACAGGACAAGACTTCAAATTTTAAAAAAGCAGATGCGTTTCGAACTGCGGATGATGAAAATCGTCCTATATATAGAGGCAAAGAAGATACAAAGATTGTTTATGAGACCCTCACCATACCTGTGCCAATCTATGTTGAAATTGAGTATAAAATAACACTCAGATCTGAGTACCAGCAACAAATGAATGATATGTTAACGCCGATCCTTCGCTCAGCCGGCGTTGACAAGAGAGTTATGCTTACTTATAATAGAAATATGTATGAAGCATTTTTCGAAGCTAGTTACAGCGCAGCTAATAATATATCTTCATATGAATTAAATGAGAAAAAATATGAATCAAGTATTAGTATGAAGGTTTTAGGTTATTTGATAGGAGACGGCAAAAACCAGAAGCAACCGATGGTTGCTCGGAGGGAAAACCCAGTGCAGATAAGGTTTTTAAGAGAGAGGGTTATGGTTGGAGACATCGATGATGTATTTTAGTTTTTAAAGGATTTTGAATTTAGGTTGTACTATTTATTTAAGAAAAAGTTCTTAAAGAACAAGCCTAATTAAATGTTAAGGGAGTTAATAAAATGGGAATTGATAAATTTAAGTTTGTTTCGCCAGGGGTCTTCATTAATGAAATTGATGAATCAACCATCCCGGAGTTACCAGAACGCCAGGGTCCAATCTTGCTTGGGCGGTTCAAAAAGGGCCCGTCAAATCGGCCCATAAAGGTTTCTTCGTACAATGAAATGGTTGCGATGTTTGGTACGCCAGCGCCAGGCACAGGAACTGGTGATATCTGGCGTTCTGCTGCCATGACTGCCCCCACTTATGCTGCATATGCGGCACAGGCTTGGTTAAGAAATAATACTCCCTGCACAATTGTTCGCATGTTGGGCGTTCAAAACGACAATGCGACAGGCTACTCTACCAACCCCACCTCCCTGGCCGGCTGGCGCACTAATCATGCGCTGGGCGAGACTGGCGACACCACCGGCAAAGTAGGCGGAGCTTATGGCTTGTTTGTCATGCCTGATCCCGACAGTGTTGGCCACGGTGCAACAACTTCGAATGTGGGCCTCGCAATAGATCCAGAGACTAATATGAATTTCACTCCAACCGCCGGCTCCGGCCGCGGCCAGATTTTGCTTGGAATTCCTGCGCAGATTGCGGG